CTGTTGCATTTGCATTAAAAGACGAACAGTTTTGAATATACGGCGAAGCAGTTGTAATCGAACCACTAGGGTCTAAAGAAACAACGGCAGCTTTACCAGTTGCACCAGCACCTGGTGTTCCTGTTAAACCTTTCATTGACATTTGAACAATGTTTGTTTGGTTATTTACTAAGAACATGTTAGAAGCGTTATTATTTTCTAATGAAGCAACTGTTAAAACTATATTAGAAGAACTTCCTAATGAAGAACCTGGAATTGTAATCGTGTTTCCTACAACAAAACCTGCACCGCCGTGATAGATTGTGACAGTAGGTGTAGATGAACCATCACACACAACATTTGCAACAAAGGTAGACGCTGTAGCAGTAGCGCTATTTGTAGCATTAGCATGAACATAATTGTAAGTACCTGGAGTACCACCTGTACCACCTGAAGTAATTGTAACTGTTTTAACTTGATGACCTGTTCCTGAATTAGGTCTAATTTCTGTACCTCTTAAACTTTCACCTTGTACTGTAACACCAGAAGGAACTCTAATAGGTAAAGTTTCTCTGTAAACTCCGTTTTTAATATAAACAACATCACCTACTGAAGCAGAAACTACTGCTATTGTAATTGATGAAGCTCCACCTAATTGTGAACTTGTGTTTGTGAATGTAATAACATTACCAGCTGCGTGACCTGAACCACCACTTGTAATTGTAACATTTGGTGTAGATGAACCATCTAAGATTACTCTTGCTGTAACACCTATACCTGAACCATTTGTACTTGTTTGTGTAATATCGTATGTGCCTGGAGTACCACCTGTACCACCTGTAACCGAATCAAAGTCAACAACATCTCCTGAAGTTGCTTGTTGTAATGCGTAATAAACTGTTTTGAATGGTAAGAACTGTGTTCCTGGATTACTATTCGAACCTGAGTTTGCAACATAGTAAACATTTTTACCTTCAGCGTTTGACCAAACGGGGTCTGTGCCATCTGTAGTTAAAACTGAACCAACTGTACCAATAGGCAATCTTGCTGATTGAGAGGCGTCTTGAACAATTATATCACCTCTAGATTCGAGAACAGCAGTTTCAGAACCTTGAGCAATTAATTGCCAAACTGCACCGTCTGAACCTGGAGTAACATTTAGTTGTCTATCCTTTATCATTATATAAGTTGAAGAAGTATATCTTACAACATCACCAATATTATAAGTTGTAGAAGCACTATAAGCTCCTGATTGATAATCAAATCCTTTTACAAGTAAATACCAATTTGTGTCGTCTGTTGCACCGTCTGTGCCTGCTGGATATGAACCTGTATGATTTGTTTTTGATACATATGAATTACCACCATATCTTACTACATCACCAGTTTTATAGGCTTTAATATTTGAATAATCGCCATCATTATTATATCCTGTTGTTACTACATCCCAATATGAATTATCTGTAGGAGTTTGACCAGCAGCAGGTGTAGAATTTACATAAACATATGTGTAACCACCATAAGTTACTATATCACCATCTTGATATGTTGTGCCTGAAGAATAAGAATCTTCCCATTGTAAACCCTCTGTGAATACTTGCCAGTTTGAACCAATTGCAAAAGTCGAAGCTGATGTATGTTGTAAAATACAACGATACTGAAATGCACCATTCTTAACTAAATCGTTTAATTTGTAAAATGTTGAACCAGCCCAATCACCTTTGAAGAAAAGTCCTTCTGTATGCAATCCATATTTTGCGGCTGTTAAATCTGTGTAGAAATTGGCAGCTGCGGATTGAGAAGTGTGATTTGTTAAAACAACATAAGTGTTACCACCATACTTAACAATATCATCAATTAAGTAAGCTGTTGAAGCAGCCCAATCGCCACGCCATTTAAATTTTAATCTTCCTAGTACAAAATCTGCCATTTTTTTACCTTATTAGTTCCATATATTTATACTACACCGACCAAGTAGTTGAGTTAACAATTGCATTTCCGTTATAATTTGAATATTCACTATCTGATACATCATCTGGAAAGTTTGTTTCATCAATCGGCATTTTTCTATTCTCTTTTTTAACAAACATACCATCACTATTCAGCTTGTAGTGGTTTCTACCACTTTCAAACTTATATTGTTGATAAGTGGTAGCTGTGTTAAACAATTCTTTTTTTATTTTTCTTACAAAAATATTTGCTCCGTTATGTGGAGCTAATGTAAAAGTAAGAGTTGTGCCAGATACAGTATAATCTGTACCAGTAGTTAATCTTGTTCTATCTACAAATACTGCTAATCTATCTGCAAAATAACCTGTTGTAGATAATGTAAAAGTTGTATCAGAGCCGTCTCCTGCAAAGGTTTCATCAGCACCTGATATATACTCTTCTATAACTGCGACATAATCGTCATCATTTGATAGTTGAGTTGTACCACCGTCATTACTGAAAGTGCCTACATTTTTATCTCTTAATGTATAATACAATTTACCATCTACTGTTCTTCTTAAACCGTGAAAAGTATTACTATAAGCATTTGAACCTCGGCCATTTGTGTTAACAACCTGATTATTAATAGCCATTAACTAATCTCCAATATACTTGCAAACGCTTCAACATCTACAGACGAACTGTCTGGATTAGGGTCTGCATAAACTCTTAATATATCATTAGATTCTAAGTTTATAGGTTTATCTAAAACTAAAGTATTGTTAACATCTACCTCTAAACTTCGACCTACATGAAAGAAAGTGGTACCACCATCTGTTGTAACTTTAATATTTACATTTGCAATGTTTGTAGAACTCTTATTTGAAATATATAATGCGTGAACAACAGCAGATATAGCACCGCCAGCTGTGTACATATTGCCTGTTGAGTCATCTAAAACTCCGACATCTAATCCAAAATTTTTAAATGTGCTAGCCATTTATATTATCCTCCGAATACGATTGAATACGCCAAAGCGTCACCGTCCATTGCTAAAGCACCTGATTGGTCAGGTAAAGTTATTGTTCTATCTGCTGTTGGTTCTGCAGCTGTTAAAAAAGTTTCAGATGAGTTTGCTAAGTTACCTTCAAACACTAATTTTGCGCCTTGGTCTAATACAAGGTCTGTAATTGTAGTAGCACCATTTGTCATCACATTCTGCAATGTAACTGAACCTGCACCACCTACTTCTTTAACAGTACCGCCGGCAGTTTTTGTATAAAACTTACCGTCTGTAACATTCATTGCCAATTCGCCAGCTGTTAATGAACCTGCTGATGGTACGGCCTGTGCTACTTCACTTCGTTTTATCTGAATTACTGTTGACATTATTTACTGTGTTTTCTAATCTGTTTAATAAGTTTTTCTTTTGTAAGTCTTTTATCTAACTCGACACCAACTTTTCTACCTAGTTTTTCTAACTCTGATTTTGTTTGTGTTCTTAAATGTTTTAAGTCTGTGTTTATTTTATCTGCTTTAACTTTTTTTTCAAATCCAGGCATGCCTGTAATCCAAAAATCAATAAATTTATTCCATAGTTTCATTAGAATGAACCTCCGTCAACTGTAGTAATAGCCACATCACCAGATGTTACTGTAAAATTAGAACTAGTAAATGAAGCAACACCAATGTTTGATGTACTTGCTAATTCACCAGCAATTGTTAATGTACCACCTGAAGCTGAAGTGTTAATACCTTCGCCTGCTAAAAACTCCATAGGGTTACCGATTTGAACTGTACCTTGTGTAGAGCCTTCATCTGTAAATACAAAGTTTTCAATTTTTGCACCATCAATACTACCTGCTAACATAGCATTTGTAATACCTAAGGCTTTAACTCTTAATGCGTCTGAGTTTACTTCTATTGAACTACCATCTACTTCTACATCTAACTGATTACCAGTTTTCGACATAGCAGCGCCGGCATTAATTTGACCTGCACCTGAGAATTGTGTAACATCTAAAGTTGTTGTACCAAATGTAGGAGCGCCTGTATGTGTGAATACATAACCGTTATCTCCGTTAGCAGTACCTTCTTCAACGAAGATGAAAGAACCACCTGATA